ACCATGGGTTCGAGCGCCTCGACGCCAACCAGGCAGCCCGCATCGACCGCACCCACGCCATCGCGCAGCTCGCAGCCGCCGCGCGGGAAGTCGCATGACCAGAAACGCAACGAGGCCCACCCCCGTTTGGGGGTGGGCCTCGAGCTGCATGGGGGTCAGAACTCAGCCGAATCCTTCTAAGTCGATCGAGGGAATCCTTCTAAGTCCCCTGAGTGGAGCTGTTTCGGCGAATAGGCGAGTTCATGGTGCGCGTCCGTCGGGCACCCCGGGTGCGCACCCGACATCAAGGCCGAACGGGAGAACCCTTGCCCACCAAGGGTGGACAAGGGTTTGCGACGGAATGAACCGCCCTCCGAAAGGCGCACCAGACAACTCGCCTATTAGCCGAACTAGTGAGTGGAGGTGGCGGGAATCGAACCCGCCAAATCCCACGGACTCATGGGGTTCTGAGCACGAGATGAGGCCGTAGGGGGCTGCTCGGGACCCCTGAAACGCCCTCGATGTGTTGCCCGGGCAACACCGGATCGGGCCTCAGGAGGCCTTGCGCTCGAGCAGCTGCTCGATCCTCGCCTTCTCCTCGTCCGTCAGCGACCGGATGCGCCGGCGCACGACGTCGACCGTGACCTCGAGCTCGTGCGCGACCTCCTCCGGGCACAGCGCCCAGCGCAGCGCGTCGGCCAGGCGCTCTAGGTCGACGAGGCGCAGTGCCGCGAGGTTGTCGGCGTCGCGCTCCTGGCGGCGGTCGAACCAGCGCCGGCCTGTGACCCGGTGACCGAGGTCGACGTGCGCGATCTCGTGGGCGAGGACGCTGTTGCGCTCGGGTCGATGCAGTGACCGCTCGATGAGGATCACGCGAGGGCCTTCGAGCCACGCCCCGCGCGCAGGCAGGCAGTTGGTGCGTCTGATGACGACGTCCGCGTGACGCTCCCCCGCATCCCGCCACGGGTCGTAGCGCATCAACCCCCCAGGAACTCCCGTCGCGCTCGCCATGCTTCGGCGGTCAGCCGAGCCTCGAGCTCTGCCAGCTGCTCGGCGCTGAGTCCTTCGAGTGCAGCCTCGGGGATGTTCAGCGCTGGTCGCCCACTCTGCCCACCGGGTACGACACCGGCCTCCCCCGCGTCGAGTGCGCCGAGGACGCCCTGGAGAGTCTTGGGTCGGACATGGATCCCGGCCTCGATCTTGCGGATCGTCTCCTCGCTGTACCCAGCGCGGTTGCCCAGGTCGGCCTGGGACCACATCAGGTCGACTCTTCGGCGACGGATCTCGGCTGCGGTGTCCACGTGCCGAGGATGACGCCAAAGTTTCGGCAAAGTCCACTCGCAGGGGGCAAACGTCGCCCGTGTAAGTCGGAATCGTTGACCCCGCTGGGACTACTGACAGCCGTGTGCTTCCGCAGGTCAGGCAAATGTTTGCCCACTTCTGTCACTCAAGTGGTGGACACTGGCAAATCTTTGCCCTAGGTTTGCGTCATGCCTCGCAACTACGACCAGCAGCGCCCCAAGCGCCAGCCACCCGTCGTTCCCCTGGCAGCCCTGCGCAAGTCTCACGGCCTGACCCAGCCCGAGGTCCTGGCTCGCGTGAAGGACGCCACCGGCCGCGCCTACACCGTGGGTGCGCTGTCCGCGCTCGAGAAGGGGCACCGCGGCGGATCCGAGCAGTTCCTCGAGGACATCGCCGGCGTGTTCGGGCTCGAGGCCGTGGAGCTCTGGACGGACTACGCGCCGCGCGCCCAGGTCACCTCGCTCGACCACGAGGCGGTGGCCTGATGTCCACCGATGCCCTGACCGCCACCGAGGCCGCAGCTCGACTCCGCGTCACCCCTCAGTGGCTCGTCCGCGCGGCCCGCGCCGGGATCGTCCCCTCGCGGAAGGTCGGCCGCTACCGCCGCTTCACCGAGGCCGACCTCGAGGCCTACCTCGACTCCGTGCGCGAGGGCGGCGACTCCACGCCGCGCATCAACGTCATCCGTCGCGGGCGATCCGCATGAGCCCCGGCTGCGCGTCTCCCCCGTCGCGCAGCCGGACCTGGTGACGGGTCGGGGTTCCCCCGGCCTCGACCCGTCACCACCCCCCTGAACGCCGAGAGACCCGGCACCACCGCCAAGCAGCACCGGGTCTCACGAACTGATCGGAGTCTAGTCGATGTCCCGCTTCCTGCGCCGAGCCCGCTGGCTCGTGCCGATCTGGGCGCTGACCCTGGTCGCCCTCGCCGTCAGCCTCTACGCCGGCCTCTGGCTCAACGCCCTGGTGCTCCTCGTCATCGGGTGGCTGTCGGTCTACGCCGAGCGCCTGCACCAGGCCCTCGTCGACACCACCGCCGAGCGTGACCGCTACCTCGACAAGGCCATCGCCTACCGGCTGCGGCTCACCGTCCGCCAGCCCGTCCTCCACTGGGAGGACTGATGAGCAGCCTCCGCAACTGCGAGCTCAGCGCTGCGCTCGGTCGCCTGGTCGACGCGCCCGCCGTGATCGACATGGTCATCAGCCCGGCGTCGATCAGCTGGATCATCACCGACGAGCTCGACGGCATCGACCGCATGGCGCTGACCGCCGCGATCGTCCGCGAGCTCGACGACACCGGCGTCCAGGTCGGCGTCGGCACCATCCGCGGACGGTTCAACGGGGTCCAGTTCACCTGCTCGATCACGGTTCCCGCGCAGACCGCGCACCCGTCGATGAGCGGCCGGCACCTGGCGGTGGTCCGGTGAGCGCCTTCACCGCACCGATCCAGCGCCGCGAGGGGCGGTCGTTCGGCCGCGCCACTCACTGGTACGTGGACGCCAACGGCCTCAAGGTCCCCGGCGTCACCACGATCCTCAAGGACGGGATGCCCAAGCCCGCCCTCGTCGGCTGGGGCATCAAGACCGTCGCCGAGTACGCCGTCGACCACTGGGACGACCTCGCCACCGAGAAGCCGTCCGAGCGGCTCAAGGTGCTCAAGGGCTCGCCCTACGCCGACCGCGACGCCGCAGCCAACCGCGGCACCCTCGTGCACGACCTCGCCGAGCAGCTCGTGCGCGGCCAGGAGGTCGAGGTCCCCGACGAGCTCGCCGGCCATGTCGAGTCCTACGTCCGGTTCCTCGACGAGTGGCAGCCCGAGCCCGTCCTCGTCGAGCGCACCGTCGTCAACTACACCGTCGGGTACGCCGGCACCCTCGACCTCGCTGCGCGGTTCCCGTGCTGGCCCGGCGAGCTCGTCCTGGCCGACCTCAAGACCTCCCGCTCGGGGGTCTACGGCGAGACCGGGATGCAGCTGGCGGCCTACCGCTACGCCGAGTTCTACGTGGCCGACGACGGCACCGAGCAGCCCATGCCGCCCATCGACCGCGTCGTGGTCATCCACGTCCGCGCCGACGGCTACGACGTCGTGCCCGTCCGGGCCGACGAGCACGTCTTCACCCGCTTCCGTCACGTCGGCGTGGTCGCGCGCGCCGCTGAGGAGGCCAAGTCCTGGGTCGGCGACGCGCTGACCCCGCCCGCCCTGGAGGCCTCCGCATGACCGAGCTCGAGATCCGCCGCGAGCGCACCGCCATCGCCACCACCGACCCGGTGGCCACTCCGTCCGTCGCCGTCGGCGCTCTCATGGAGTGGGCACAGTCGGCCTCGGCCGCCCACGAGATCGCCCAGCACCTCGTGCGCACGTCCTTCGTCCCCGAGGGCTTCCGCGGGAAGCCCGACGAGGCCACCGCCGCCATCCTGGCCGGCATCGAGGTCGGCCTGCAGCCGATGGCCGCGCTGCGGTCCTTCGACGTCATCCAGGGCACGGCGGCGCCGCGCGCGAACACCCTGCGTGCGATCGTCCAGTCCCAGGGTCACGAGGTCTGGGTCGTCGAGTCGACTGAGACTCGAGCGATCGTCGCCGGCCGCCGTCGCGGGTCGGCGCAGGAGCAGACCTCGACGTGGACGATCGACCGGGCCAAGCGGCTCGGGCTGACCGGCAAGAAGAACTGGCAGGCGCAGCCGCAGGCCATGCTCGTGGCGCGCGCGACCTCTGAGCTCTGCCGGCTGATCGCCTCCGACGCGATCCTCGGCCTGCCGTACTCCATCGAGGAGCTCGTCGATGGCGACGACCTGGCGGCCGCGGACGTCGTGCCGATCGCGCCGAAGCGGAGGACTGCGCGCCGCGCCGCGGCCCCGGCCACCCAGGTGGAGCGGGTCGACGCCCCGGCCGCCCCGGAGCCGGTGCACGACGAGCCGCCGCTCGACGACGAGCCTGCGGTGCGCAGCGACTCGGTCACCCGCGACCAGCTCACGAAGATCGCCGCGCAGATGGGAGACCTCGGCATCACCGACCGCGACGAGGCCCTCGCCTACGTCGCCGACGTCATCGGCCGCCCGATCGAGTCCCGCAACGACCTGACCGCGTCGGAGGCCTCCCGCCTGATCGACCACATGGCTCTCGCGCTGGGCGAGATCCCGCCGACTGAGGAGCCGTCGTGATCGCTGAGACCGCCCTGACCCTGCTCGCCCTCGCCGTCCTGTTCGGCGGCGCTGCCCTCTGGCCCGAGAGGTGGACCCGATGAATGCCGTGACCGTGACCCTGTTCGACGCGGACGAGGTGCGGCTGACCGGCCTGCTCGTCACCCGACTCACTCCGGCGCAGCACGCTCGCGTCAAGGCTGCGGCCGACGCTCGCGGCTGGTATGTCGCCGAGTACCTGCGTCGCCGGATCGTGCCGCACATGCGTGCCCGGGGCACCCGATGACCGCCCTCGCCGTGGCGGTCGGCACCGCCGTCGTCCTCCTCGCCGCCCTCGCCCTCGCGATGACACTGCGGGCGGTGACCGACACGCAGGCCCGCGACGCGGCCCGCCGTGACCGGGACGAGCTGCGACGCCGGGAGTCCCTGCGCGTCGTCCTCGACGAGCACACGCGCGGCGGTGCGGCATGAGGCCCGCATGGCTGGGGGAGCCGAACCCCCGCGTCCGGCCGGTCATCACCTGCGCCGACGGCTTCCGCCTGTCCGTGCAGGCGTCTGAGTACCACTACTGCACGCCGCGCGACAACGACGGCCCCTGGCTGTCGATGGAGGTCGGCTTCCCGTCTGAGCGGCCCGAGCCGTGGGAGACGTGGGGGCAGTACGCGGAGGAGCCGAACGAGCCGACGCAAACCGTGTACGGCCGGGTGCCGGTCGACGTCATCGACGCGCTCATCGAGTCGCACGGCGGTGCGGCATGACCCGCCTCGTCGCCCGCGTCCTGCGGGTCCGGCCGTGGCGGTGGACGTGATGGGACACCAGCCACAACCGCCCATGCCACCCGTCGCCGAGCGCGTCGGCTGCGGCGACCACGACGCCTACACGCCGGGCTGCTTCGGCTGCTGGGTGCGGAACGGCGGCGGCAATGACTGACCGCGACGAAGCCGTCCGCGTCGTGGCCGAGACGCTGGTGCGAGCCTGCGAGGAGCCGCCCGAGGTCGCGGCCGAGGATGCGATCCTCGCGGCGTCCATCATCGACGGCACCGTGACCGAGGTGTACGCGCCGCCGCTGTCTGCTGGGCGCGCCGCCGTCGATGCCCTGATCGCGGTGGGCTGGGGCGACCTCGCAGCCGAACGGGAACGGCTGGCGGCAGCGGTGGAGGCGCACCGACACCACGACCTCACGTGGCCGTCGTCCATCGCCTACAACGCAGGGCTCGACAACGCCGCCCGCCTGATCCGAGAGGACACGCCATGACCGACATCGACCTCGACGCGATCAAGGCACGTTGGCCGTGACCGACACGAACCTCGGATGGCCGAACGTCGGATGGCCGGAGTGGTGGCCGCAGCGCCCATCGTTCTTCACCGACGACATGCGGGCCGAGCAGCTCGACCTCGCCCTTGAGTCGCTGGCCGGGGCTGCCTCCTACCACCAGGCATGGGTCGACGCCGCAGTCGTAGCGCGCGCCCGGCTGACCGCTGAGCGTCGCTCGATCGGCGGTGACCAGCCGTGACCGACTGCCCAACCTGCGCCCTCCTCATCGCCGCCGCCCGCGACGCCCGCGTCCGACGCAGCCACGCCGAAGACGACGTCATCGCCACCCAACGCGCCGTCGAGGACCACGAAGCCGCGACGCACCGCATCCAGCCGCCCCGCGCCTGGGAGCCGGCACCCGCCGTCGCCGTGACGTGGCAGTCACCCGACGGCGTGTCGTACACGTTCGCACCAGCACCGGAGGGAACCCGATGACCGGCCCACGAACCGCCCGATCCATCAACCCGGTCGACGGCCTGGCCAACGCCTTCGGCCTCGACGGTGAGGACCAGTCCTGGGCCGCGCGCGCCGCCTGCGCCGGCGACTACCCGGAGTTCTGGTTCCCCGTCGAGCGCGCCGGTCGCGGCGTCGCGGACTACACCCACGCCCGCGCCGTCTGCTCCGGGTGTCAGGTCCGCGCCGAATGCCTCGACTACGCCATCCGCAACAGCGAGGCTCACGGCGTCTGGGGTGGGCTCACGCCGCGTGAGCGCGACGAGCTGCGACGCCGCGGCGGTGTCGCATGATCCACGAGCTCCGCCTGCCGTGGACGACGCCGCCGGCCAACGCCAACGACCGCGACCACTGGCGCGTCAAGGCCCGCAAGGTCGCCGACATCCGCGAGACCGTCGCGCGCCTGGTCGGCGCCGGCATCCCCATCGAGGCGTCCCACATCCGCGTCGGCCTGCACTACTGGCCCCGCGACCGGCGCCACCGCGACCCGGACAACCTCGTGGTCCCGTTCTTCAAGGCCTGCGTCGACGCACTGGTCACGGCCGACGTCGTGCCCGACGACACGCCGCAGTACGTCACCCGCGACTTCCCAGTCATCCACGCCCCCGACGGCGACCCCCGCATCGTCCTGACCATCGAGGAGGTGACCCCGTGACCACGCAGCTCGACCTCCTCGCCATCGCCGAGAACCCCCACCCGCTCGCCGAGCGCGACCGGGCTCTGATCCGCGCGGCCATCAAGGCCGACGCCGACGCCCACGACGGCCGGATCAGCACCAACCGCGTCCGCGCCGCGCTGTCCAACGAGCACGGCCTCATCGTGTCCCCCCGGGCCCTGTCGGCCACCTACTCCGCGCTGGCGTCGCAGGGCGTCATCCGCTCGCTCGGGTGGATCGACCGCAACGACGACGTCCGCGGCGGCAACGCCGGCCGTCCCGCTCGAGCATGGGAGTGGGTGGCGGCATGACCAAGCGCGTCGCCCGCGGCGTCGTCCTGACCTGTGACGAGTGCGGCTACCAGACCCGACCAACCACCGAGGGCCAGGCCGAGCGGTCGCTGCGCCTGCACTCCTGCGACCTGACCCGGGCCCGCGCAGCGCGCGCCGAGCGCGTCGCCGCACGCAAGGCCGCCTCCGGACCCGTCCGCGACTGCCAGCACACCCACGTCCACCACGAGCACGGCCACCGCCTCGCCTACATCCGCGACCGCTGCAGGTGCCGGCCGTGCCGCGACGCCAACGCCGCCTACCAGGCCAGCATCGACAGGGCCAAGGCCTACGGCACCTGGAACCCCTACACCGACGCCGAGCCCGTCCGCGCGCACGTCCGCTGGCTGATGAGCCAGGGCATGGGCTGGCAGCGCATCGCGCGCATCGCAGGGATCTCGAGCGGAGCGATGACCAAGCTGCTCTACGGCGGGAAGATCCAGGCCGACGGCACTAGGCGCGCGCCGAGCAAGCGCATGCGTCACGACGCCGCGGCGCGTCTGCTCGCCGTCCGGCCCGACCTCGAGCTGCTCGGCGCGAAGGCCCTGGTGGACGGCACCGGCACCCGCCGCCGCCTGCAGGCCCTCGTCGCGGCCGGCTGGTCCCAGGCGAAGGTCGCCGAGCGACTCGGCATGACCGGGACCAACCTCGGCCGCGTCATCAACCACAGCGACCTCGTCCAGGCCTCGACCGCCCGCGCTGTCCGCGACCTCTACGACCAGATGTGGGACGCCGCACCGCCCGAGGAGGAGTGGCGCGACCGCATCGCTGCGTCCCGCGCTCGCTCCCACGCACGGCGTAACGGATGGATGCCCCCGCTCGCCTGGGACGACGAGTCCATCGACGACCCGGCCGCCTGGGCCAATGTCACCAGCGAGCTGGGCGAGGGCCCCGATTTCGACGAGATCGCGATCGAGCGCTTCATCGCCGGGGACATCGCCTGGAACGCGCTCAGCGTCGACGAGCGCACCGAGGCCGCGATCCGCATGCAGCGCCTCGGTTACAGCCGCAACCAGATCCACGCCGCCTGCCACATCAACCAGCAGCAGCTCACCGCGGCACTCAACGCGGCGCTCCGAAGCCACCAGGAGGCCTCATGAACATCGGCGAGGCCCAGGCCACCATGCGCGTCATCGACTTCCTGGCCGGCGACGTCGACCACTGCGACGAGGTCACCCGAGCTGCGATCGCGCGCGACCTCGAGCAGCTCGAAGGCCGAGCGCGGAAGGCGCTCATGGTCGGCAGCGCGCGGACCGCGAGCACCTGGGACGAGCTGCTCTGCAACGTCACCTTCGAGGCGCCATGAGCGCCGCACACGACGTGACCATCGACCGCGTCGACAACCCCTGGACCCGCTACACCGCCACCTGCATCTGCGGGTGGACAGGCACTCAGCACACCGGCACCGACGCCGCGCGCCAGGCGTGGAACGAGGGCCGGCTGCACATCTACCCCACCAAGGAGACCGCCTGATGGCGCTGCCCTGGGTCCGGCTGGACTCGAACATCGCCACGCACGACAAGATCCTCGACCTGCTCTCGCGCAAGGACGGGCACAAGGCGTTCGTGCTCTACGTCTGCGCGCTCGGATGGTGCGGGGGTCAGGGCACCGACGGGAGAGTCCCGGTCGGCGCGCTCGCCGTGAACCACGGCAACCGTCGGCTCGCCGACACCCTCGTGGACGTCGGACTCTGGGAGCACGCCGAGGGTGGGGCCTACCAGATCCGCAACTGGGCTCGGCGCCAGGAGACCGCAGTGGTCCGCGAGGTCCGCCGAACCATGCAGACGATGGGCGCGAAGAAGGCCAACTGTCGACGCTGGCACGGCCCCGACTGCGGCTGCTGGCAGACCGAGGAGGCGTCATGACGGAGCCTCGAGCGCCCCGCGGCGTGCCGTTTCCTGTCGAGAATCTGTCGTTCGAGCGGTGGTTCTACGTCTACCGGTACTTCGATTCGGCCGGGGATCTGCTCTACGTCGGCACCACGGCCGAGCCCTACACGAGGTGGATGCAGCACCGCCGGCGCAGCCCTTGGGCGGTCGACATCGCCACAGTCAGCCTCGAGTGGTTCGCCTACGAAGACCTCGCCTACCAGCACGAACGCGCCGTGATCCGAGCCGAGCGTCCTCGTCACAACGTCAAGTCGACGCCCGAGTACGACATGGCTCAGGCGACTCGGCTGCATCGCTCCACCGATCAGTCCACTGAGTCGCTAGAGCGAGTCGCACATAACGAACGGACAGAACGAACTGACACCAGAAGTCAGTCACCCAGAGCTGTAGACGCGGCTTCCGTAACGCGCGCGACGACCGCGAGCAGCATCAGCGAGGAGTGGTCATGACCGACGAGCTGCGCCCCTGCGCCCGCGGCTGCCGCTCCGCGAACCGCCACCGGCCCGACTGCCCCGGCGACGACTGCCGCGGCTGCCGGCCGCGGCGAGCCGAGCACGGCGACCTCTGCTGGCCATGCCACCGCCGCCTCGAGCTGATGCTCCACGACTTCCCGGCCCTCTACGCCTGGGTGTCCGTGCACCTGCCCCGCGGCTCCCGGCCCCGCCAGGTCTCCACCGACCGGATCCGCCGCACCAAGGGCGAGCCGCCCCTGCCCATCGACCTCGACATCTTCGACATGGGCGAGACCATCTACGCCAGCCTCAGCGGCTGGGTCGGGCTGCTCGTCGCCGACACGAGCCTCACCGGACCGACCAGTCACGCCGTCGAGGACCTGGCCGGCTTCCTCGCCACCCACATCACCGCCGTCGAGTGCCAGCCCTGGGTGGTCGACGCCTGGGAGGAGCTCGCCTACGTCACCCACCAGTCCCACTCGCTGGCCCCATGGCGTCCCGAGCTCAAGCGCTGCAAGGGCATCCCGTGCCCCGACTGCGAGTCCATGGCGCTGGCGATCTTCGGCGGCCAGGACGACGTCCAGTGCCTCGAGTGCGGGACCCTCATCCCTCAGGAGCGCTACGACATCTGGACTCGGATGCTCTCCGACGAGGTGACCGCGTGACCGGTGGATTGCTCACCATCGACGAGGCCGCCGAGCAGGTAGGCGTCAGCACGGCGACGCTGCGTCAGTGGGTCGTCCGCGGTCACCTCGAGCCCCTGCGCAGAGGCACCAAGCCGCTGGTCTTCCACGCCGCCGACGTGTGGCGCTGCGCCCGCGAGCGGCTCCCGCGTCGCGAACGGGAGCGCATCAGCGAGCTCGCGCGGCGCTGGCACGACACGCCGTGATCGGCGACCTTGCGCCTGTCGGGCCGAACTGTCACGATGGATGCCAACGGATCCCGTCTGTCACCAGCCCCGCCTGAGCGCGGGGCTTCGCTGTGTCCGGGGGTGATCGTGCACCGCGACACAGACCCCGTCGACGAGGCCCTCGCGCACATGCGCGCCACCCTCGCCCACCTCGCCGCCGAGCGCCGGTGGCTCACCTACCTCGAGGTCCGCGAGCGGTACGTCGCGCTCGAGCGGTCCACCCATGCGTGACCCGCGCCGGCATCGGCGTTACGCCACCGCAGCCCGAGCCTTCATCGCCAGCCACGAGCCCGGCACCGCGTGCGCCCTATGCGGCGAACCTGTCGACACTCGTCTACCCGGCACCATCCCCGACGGACCGACGGTGGAGCACCGGCTGCCCATCCGCACGATCCTCGCGACGGCGCAGACGCAGGCCGAGGCCCTCGCGCTCGCCTGCGACACCAGCCTGTGGGGCGTGGCGCACCGCCGCTGTCAGAGCAGGCAGGGCGGCGAGGTCACGAACGGTCGCGCAGTGGTCGTGTACGAGCCGTCACGGGACTGGTGAGGCTCCGAGTTTTCAGTGGTGGGCGGCTGGCGACCCTCGCCACCGCCATTTCTCTCCCTCCGGGCGTTCCCCCACCCACCCCCCACCACTCGCGGAGGTCGACGATGGCGCTCCGTGTCGTTCCGAAGGACGAGGGCCCGCCCCAGCGGAAGGTTGCCCAGAAGACGGTGACCCAGGCAGCGAAGGCCGGCACTCCGCGCGAGCTGCTCGTCGCGATGCGGGACCGGATCGCGGTGGCGGTCGAGGACGAGAAGACCTCACCGCGCGACCTGGCCGCGCTCACCCGGCGCCTGGCCGAGGTCGTTCGCGACATCGAGCAGATCGACGCTCGCGAGGAGCAGGAGGCTGCGAGTGCCGCGGGCGAAGCCAGCGACGAAGCCTTCGACGCCTCGGCTATCTGAGGTCGCGCGTCACGTCGTCATCCCGTCGGGGATCGTCACGACGTCGTGGCCGCGCGTCGTGGCGAAGTGCCGCGAGCTCGGGGTCGAGTTCGACGAGTGGCAGCACGGCATCGGTCGGCTCGCGCTCGGCAAGCGGGCTGACGGGTCGTTCGCCGCAACGGTGGGCGGCGTCGTCCTCTCGATCCCGCGCCAGGTCGGCAAGACGTTCCTGGTCGGCATGATCGTCGTCGCCCTGTGCCTGCTATTCCCCGGCCTCACGGTCGTGTGGACGGCACACCGCACGCGCACGGCGACGAAGACCTTCCAGACCCTCAAGGCGATGACCAGTCGCGCCCGGGTCAAGCCGCACATGCTCGAGCCCCGGAACGCGAACGGCGAGCAGGAGGTCCGGTTCCGCAACGGATCCGTGATCATGTTCGGCGCCCGCGAGCAGGGCTTCGGTCGCGGCTTCGACAAGGTCGACATCGCCGTGTTCGACGAGGCGCAGATCCTCTCGGAGAAGGGTGTCGAGGACATCGTCCCGGCGACCAACCAGGCCGAGATGGACGGCGGCGCGCTGCTGTTCTTCATGGGCACGCCGCCTCGCCCGACAGACCCTGGCGCGGAGTTCACGAACCGGCGCAACGCGGCGCTGAAGGGGCAGACCGAGGACACGGTCTACGTCGAGTTCAGCGCTGACGCCGACGCCGGCCTGGACGACCAGAAGCAGTGGGCGAAGGCGAACCCGTCGTTCCCCTCGCGCACCCCGGTCGCGTCGATGAAGCGGATGCGGGCGAACCTGACCGACGACGACTCGTTCCGCCGAGAGGCCCTCGGGATCTGGACGTCGACGACCGCGACCCAGCGCCTGCTGGGCGCGGTGGCCTGGCAGCGGGTGCAGGCGCCGAAGTCGATGCCGGGGCCGCGTCTGGCGATGGCCGTGCACTTCACCCCGGACCGTTCCGCGGCGGCGGTTGCCGTCGCCTCCCGGCGGCGCGACGGCCGGATCCACGCCGAGCTGATCGCGCACGAGGACGGCGTCTCGTGGGCGCTCCCCTACGTGCGAGAGCGTGTCTCGAGGCACAAGCCGGAGTCGCTGGTCCTGGCCGGCTCGATGGCCGCCGGCCACCTGGCGGCGGACCTCGAGAGGATCCGCGGCTTCAAGGCCCTGGGTGCCGGCGACGTGAAGCGAGCCTGCGCGCGGCTTCACGACCTCGTCACCGCCGATGGTGCCGAGATTGCCGTGCGCCCGCATCCCGATCTCGACGACAACGCTGCGATCGCCCGCCGCTCGAGCACCGGGCCGGAGTGGGTGTTCACCGCGCCCGCCGACCCTCACTCCGGGTCTCTGCCCGACCTGTCCCCGCTCTACGCCCTCGCCCTGGCCGTGTGGGCCGTGGGCGGCGAGCAGGTGTCCATGACCGATGACGAGCTGCTCTCGTCCGCCTACTGACCAGGAGGAGCCCGTGCGAGTCCTGACGTCGGTCCTGGAGATCACAGCGGCAGTCCTGTTCATCGGCGCCGCCTACCTCGCGTTCGGGCTCGCGGCGTGCCTGGCTGTGGCCGGCGGCACCTGCCTGGGCCTGTCCTACGCGCTGACCAGGGGCGGTAGTCGGTGAGCCTTCTGTTCGGTCGCACCGAGCGATCTGAGGGCGACGGCACCATCCCGTCGCGGACCTCGCCAGGGGCTGGTGCGCACGTCACCGCGACCAGCGCCCTGAGGTCCTCGGCGGTGTGGGCGTGCCTTCGCCTGCGGGCTGATCTCATCTCGACGATGCCGGTGCGCTGCTACCGCACGACCACCGACTCCGGCATCGACGTGGAGATCCCGTCCATGCCCGTACTGCTCAACCCTGGCGGTGAGCGGGTGCCGATGACCGAGTGGCTCTACGCCTCGCAGGTCGACCTGGACCGGCTCGGCAACGCCATCGGCATCATCACCGCGGTCGACGCGAACGGAAAGCCTGCCCGCATCGAGCTGCAGGACGCGGCGAGCGTGAGCATCCGGGGATCATTCTCGACGATCAGCGAGTACCGGATCGCCGGGAAGACCTACACCCCGGACAAGATCTGGCACGAGCGCCAGTACGTCGTGCCGGGTCTGCCGGTCGGCTTGTCCCCGATCGCGCACGCGGCGTACTCGGTGGGGACTCACATCACGGCCCAGCAGTTCGCGCTGAACTGGTTCACGAACAGCGGTGCACCCTCCGGCGTGCTTCGCAACACCAGCGAGCGGACCATCAAGGCCACCGTCGCCCAGGTGATGAAGGAGCGCTTCAAGCTCGCCGTCGAGGGCCGCGACGTGTTCGTCACTGGCTCGGAGTGGGAGTACGTGCCGGCGGCGGCGGATGCTGCGGCCACCGCGTTCCTCGAGCAACAGAAGGCGAGCATCCCGGACATCGCCCGCTTCCTGGGCGTGCCGGCGGACATGATCGACGCCGAGGTCTCGACCGGTTCGATCACCTACGCCAACGTCACCCAGCGCAACCTGCAGCTGCTCATCCTCAACCTGGGGCCGGCGATCTACCGCCGCGAGCAGGCGATCAGTTCTCGGATGCTGCCCGCGCCGCGGTTCGTCCGCTTCGACACCGAGGCCGCACTACTGCGCATGGACCCGGCCACACGAACCGACGTGCTGGTCAAGGAGGTCAGCGGCCGGATCAAGGCTCCGTCCGAGGCTCGAGCCGAGAAGAACCTGCCTCCGTTCACCGACGAGCAGCTCGCCGAGTTCGACCGGCTGTTCCCCACCCGCAGCGCCACACCGTCCAAGCCCGAGCAGGGAGCCCCCGCATGAACCTTCGCGACGTCGCGGCCAAGCGCCAGGCGGGTTACCCCGCACTGGCGTCGCGGCCCTCGGAGCGCCGCGCCGGGGAGGACTTCCCGCGCGGCTACGCCACCTCGGCCCGCTGCCGCGTCGAGGCCCGGAGCATCGAGCCGGAGGAGCGCAACGGCCTGACCGTCGTCCGCGTCACCGGCCACGCCTCGGTCACCGACACGCCCTACGAGATGTACGACATGTTCGGCCCCTACACCGAGCAGGTCGTCTCCGGTGCGTTCGGCAAGACCCTGGCCGCGAGCCCCACCGTGGAGTTCGCCCTCAACCATGGCCGCGGCGGTGGCGCGTCGATGGCGCGCACCACGAACGGCACGCTCGACCTGGCCGAGGACGAGACCGGCCTGCGTTACGAGGCGTTCGTGGACCCCCGCCGCGCCGACGTCATGGACATGCTCTACGCCCTCGAGCGCGGAGACCTCGTCGAGGCGTCGTTCAAGTTCCGCATCGTGCGCGGCTCCTGGTCCCCGGACTGGACCGAGTACCACATCGGGGAGACCGACCTCGACGGCGGCGACGTGTCCGCGTGCAACTTCGGCGCGAACCCCGCCGCCACCTCTGGCCTGCGCGAGAACGCGGCCCCCCTGACCGTGGCCCGGTCGCGGCTCGTCGTCGACGACGAGTTCACGCAGCCGCGCCGCTAGGCACGACCCCCCCGACCCGCAAGGGCTCCCCGCCGCCCCGGCCAGGAGCACCGCCAGTCGCAGGTGAGCACCACCCCCAGCACCACCCACCTTCGACAGGTGTGGCTCCGTCACGCCGGAAAGGGGTCACCGTGACCCTCAAGCAGCTCATCGCGAAGCGTGAGGCGGCCCGCGCCGCTCTCGTCGCCGAGCGCAACGCGGCCAGCGCCGCCCTGCGCGACGTCCTCTCCGCCGAGGAGCGGGACGACAACGCCATCACCGAGGCCCGCGCCACCGTCGGCCGCCTCGACTCCAGCATCGACGCCGCCGACGCGGACATCGCGTCGCTGCGCGCCGACCTCGCCGCCGATGAGGCCGCCGCCGAGCGCGCCTCCCAGGTCACCGAGACCGAGACCGCCCCGGCCGGCTCCGAGCGCGCCCCGGCGCGCGTCGGCGCCGAGGAGCGCACCTACCGCCCCGACCTCGACCCCCGCGGCGTCGGCTTCGCCTCCGACGTGGCCCGGGCCTTCATGGGCGACGTGCAGGCCAGTCAGCGCCTGATGCGCCACATGGACGAGGAGCGCGTCGAGCGCGGCGCGGACGCCTTCGACCGCATCGAGCGCGCCGTCGGCTCCGGCGCCTTCACCGGCCTGGTCGTGCCGTCGTACCTCACGGACTCCTTCGCCGGGCTCCCCCGCGCGGACCGCCCGCTCGCGGACGCCATGCGATCCCACGACCTCCCCGAGACCGGCATGACCGCCTACCTCGGGAAGCTCACCACGGGGACCTCCGCGGCCGAGCAGACCTCGGAGAACTCGGCAGTGTCCGAGACCGACGCCGACGACACCCTCGTCACCGTCCCGATCCTGACGTCGGCCGGTTCGCAGACGGTTTCCCGTCAGGCGTCCGAGCGGGGCGTCGGCGTCGAGGACACCGTCATCGAGGACCTGATGTCGGCGCAGCGGGCCAACCTCGACTCGCTGATCCTCAACCGGGCGAGCACCGGCCTCACCAACGTGGCCACCGCGATCGCCTACACCGACGCGTCGCCGACCGCGGCCGAGCTCTACCCGAAGCTGCTGGCCGGTCCGGCCGCCGTCGAGGCGGCGATGCTCAACGCGCACCCCGGCGACACGATCGCCGTGATGCACAGCCGTCGCTGGTACTGGCTCCAGTCCCAGCTCACGTCCACCTGGCCGCTGTTCGGGCAGCCCGGTGCGCTCGTGAACACGGCGGGCACCAACTACGCCGAGCGCTACGGCGCGGGCTTCCGCGGCGTCCTGCCGTCGGGCGTGCCCGTGATCGTGGACAACAACATCGCCACGAACCTCGGCGCGGGCACCAACGAGGACGAGATCTACTTCCTCTCCCAGGTGGAGTCGCACCTGTGGGAGGACCCCTCGGCCCCGACGCTGATCCGCGCGGAGCAGCCGGCGGCGAAGAACCTCGGCGTGAACCTCGTGGTCTACGCCTACTTCGCGTACTGCTTCACCCGCGTGACGCACGCGCAGAAGGTCAACGGCACCGGCCTCGTGTCGCCTGCGTTCTGACCTTCTAGCAACGGTTCCAGTATTCTAGTAGTCTGGAGCCATGACGATGGTGTGTCGCAAGTGCGAGCAAGTCAGGGACGAGTCGGACTTCTACCTGAAGAACGGCAAGCCTCAGTCCTGGTGCAAGACCTGCTACCGGGAGTGGCATCGCTCTCGCTACACACCGATGACCGGAGCGGACGACTCCCCACGCCCGTGCGTGTGGTGTGGGGAGTCGTACCGCCCCAAGACTCGGCGGCCGTCGAAGTTCTGCTCCGCCGAGTGCAAGGCCGCGGAGCGCCGGGCTTCCGGCCGCGAGCGCGCGGGCCACTTGATGCGCAAGTACGGCATATCCATCGACGACTACGAGGCCCTACTTGCGGCTCAAGGTGGGACGTGCGCCCTATGCGACGCGACGCCGGCGACCCAGTCGGCGAAGTACCGCACCTATCTGCACGTTGACCATTGCCATGCGACGGGCCGTGTGCGCGGGCTCCTGTGCGGCGAGCACAACCTTCTGATCGGCCGCTTCAACGACGACCCACAGCGGTTGCGCGCGGCGGCCGACTACATCGACCCACCCAAGTAGCGAGAGGAGTCGCCCGATGATCGGCGACCAGCGCACCGAGACCCCCGGCCGCACCGAGGAGGAGAAGCGCGAGGACTACCTCCGCGCCCTGCTCGTCGAGCGCCAGGGCTACGTCACCTTCGGCCGATCCGACCGCGTGGCAGACGTAGACAGGGAGCTCGAGCGTCTCGGCCACCGCGAGGCCGCGGTCGCCAGGTCGGCAGCGCAGCCCGCTGCGCCGCGTGGCCGGCGTTCGGCGAGCCGAGACACCGCGCAGGGCTGACCGTGGCGACCTACCCCGGCGGCATCCCGTCGCTGCCTCGCCCGTCGGGGTCCACGCAGATGGACGCGACGGGGTTCAAGGGCTCCGAGGTCATCGACGGCCAGGCGGACGAGATCGAGGCCATCGCCACGGAGCTCGGCGTCAACCCCTCCGGTGCCTCGGCCACGGTCGTGGCCCGCCTCGATGGCGTCGACACGGCGCTGTCCGGCAAGGCAGCCACCGTCCACTCGCACGCGACCTCCGACGTGACCGGCCTGGACACCGCCCTCGCGGGCAAGGCGTCGTCGTCGCACTCCCACGTCGCAGCGGACGTCACCGACCTGGGTGACGCGGCGACCCTCGACGTGGGTACGACGGCGGGCACGGTGGCCGCTGGCGACCACACGCACTCGGGTGTTTACGACCCGGCTGGTACGGCTGCGGCTCTGGTCGATGACCTGTCGGGCGTGACGGACGCGGCGGCGGCGCGGACGAACCTGGGCCTGGGGTCGGCGGCGCTGCTGTCGACCTCGGACGTGGACGAGCGCGCCCGCGACGCGCTCGGGTCGGCGCTGGTCGCTGGCACCGGCATGACGGTGACGCCGAACGACGGCGCGGACACGATCACGGTGGCGACCTCAGCGGTCCTGCCGACGCTGGTGGACGCGAAGGGTGACCTGCTCGTCGGTACGGCGGCGGACACTGTGGCGCGCCTCGGCGTCGGCACGGACGGCCAGGTGCTCACGGCGGATTCGGCTGCGGCGTCGGGTGTGAAGTGGGCAGCGGCTGCTGCTGGTGGCGCGCTGGACGTGCGCGACGAGGGCACGTCGCTGACGAGCGCGGCGACGCGGCTGGACTTCGTGGGTCCGGGTGTCGCTGCGACGGAGCCAGCGACTGACCAGATCCAGGTGCTCGTTCCCGGTCTGTACGCAGCCCCCGCAGCGTCCGGCGAGTACGCCCTGCCGAACATGTACGGTTCGTCGACCTCAGGGACGAAGGACACCGCGTACTTCATCCCGGTCTACGTCGCCAAGTCGTTCACGATGAGCAACGTCGCGATCCGGGTGAACACTGTTGGCGCCGCAGGGTCCGTTGTTCGCATCGGGGTCTACGACGTGGCCTACGCGGGGGCGCCCTACCCGGACGCACTGCTCTCCGACCTGGGCACGGTCGCAACCTCATCGGGCACGGGACTGAAGTACCGCTCAGGTTCGTACTCGTTCACGGCGCGGACCGACCCGTACTGGATCTGCATCGTGCCGCAGGTCGCCACGGCTCCCGTCCTCGTCGGCGGATACCTGCTCCCACCCCTGGCGACTGCGCCTTCCGTCCCGGCCATGCCGTTCGCTTCGCCACACGAGCAGACGTCTGGGTTCACGGGTGCGCTGCCGTCGTCGTCCGGCTGCACCTTCGCCAGCGTGACCGCCGCCGCGGTCCCCTACCTGGCGATCGGGCGGGCGTGATGAGCGTGACCGGATACTACGAGCGCCAGGATGACGAGGGCGTCTTCGAGCGGCTGGACCGCTCGGGGCTGTGGGCTGGCCGCCCGCTCGCGTTCGTGCGAGACGCGACCGCCGAGGAACTCGCGGCTATGGACGCCGACGATGCGCGGTCATTGGAGTTCGCCGCCGTCCACGCCCACCGCGACGCCCTCGCCGCCGCCCGCGCGATCCTGCTCGACTACCGCTTCGGCGCACCCGGCACCCCCTCGTTCCCCGAGGTGCTCTCACCCGTCCAGACCGCCGTGCTCGACTACCGCGACTCCGGCATCCGCGACCCCGAGTGCGACGAGCACATCATGTGGATCAACGCCCGCGTCAACGAGATCAACGCCGCCGCGCTCTACGGCGCCGGGGTGCTGCGATGACCGGACAGCGCACCGGCCTGCCCTGGTGGGCGTGGCCCGCCTACCTGCTCGCCGTCATCGCCGGGTTCGCCGCGCTCGAAGGCCGCTCCCTGACCAACGGCGTCGAAGGCGACACCCTCTCCGAGCGCACCCGCTCCTGGATCGGGATGCACTCCACCAACCGCGCCGTCCGCGTCGGAGGGGCAGCCGCGTTCGCCGCCGTGCTCTACGGGCTGCTCGCGTGGTTCGGGCCGCACATCCTCGGAGGGTGACGCCGTGGCCGTGCTGACGTGGGACAACGCGCAGCCGTGGGACTCGGCCCGGACGTGGGACGGGTTCTTCGACGACGGGCCGCCGGCGGTCCTCGAGTACGGCCGCGCACGCGGCGCCCTCATCGCCGGTCCCGCCGTCCGCAGCGGTGCGACCACGCCAGCATCCCGAGCCACCCTCGGCACCGTCACCGGGCCACGAGCGTCAGGAGGACCGACGTGACGACGTTCGAGCTCGGCCAGACCGCCAGCGTCGCCCTCGCCGTCGTCGACTCCGCCGGCGCCGCCGCGAACCTTGGCTCGTGCGCGTGCACCGTCACCCGGCCCGACGGCACCACGACCGCTGCCACCGTCACCAACCCGGCCATCGGCTCCTACCTCGGCGCACTGTCGACCACGCAGGCGGGACGTCACCGCTTCACCTTCACCGGGTCCGGCGCGAACAGCGGTGCCCTGCCGTGGTCGGACACCGTCGACGTGTGGCCGGCCGACCCGCGACTGATCATCAGCCTCGCCGACGCCCGCGCCGCGCTGAACCGCACGGCCAACGTCGCCGACGACGAGCTGCGCCTCTACATCGCGGCGACGACCCTGGTCATCGAGGACATCGTCGGCACCGTCCTGGCGCGCACCGTCGTCGAGGAGCACGACGGCGGCAAGTCCGGCGTCCTGCTCGACCAGGCCGTCGTGGCCGTCGCCTCCGTCGTCGTGGACGGGGTGACGCTGACCGAGGGCAGCGGCTACCACGTCAAGAAGGGCGCCGGGATCGTCTACGCCGGGTCCTCCCGCGCACCGTCGACCTTCGCGACCGGCCGCGGGAACGTGGTCGTGACCTACTCCACCGGCCAGGCCAGCATCGACCCGAACATCATCCTCGCCGCCCGCGAGGAGGTCGCGTTCCTCTACCGCGTCGGCCAGCAGGGCGCGCGCCCCGGTGTCGGCGGCGGCGTGCCGGACACGACCGCCTGGACCCCGTCCGGGTTCGCCGTGCCCACCCGCGTCATCGAACTCGCCTCGGCCTCGCAGAGCCGTCGGATGCCGGGGATCGCATGAGCGTCCTGGCCTCAGCCGCCCCGGCGTTCAAGGCCGCCCTGGTGGCTGCCGCAGCCACCCTGTACGGCGGCACCGTCCAAGTCTGCTACGGCCCCGTCTCCAACGCCGAGCTCGAAGCCGACGACGTGCTGCTGGTCCTCGACGTGGAGACCGAGCAGGAGCGCGGGCCGATGAGCACCGCCCGCCAGCGCGAGGAGACCCTGCGCGCCACGGTCACCGCCCACTCCTACCGGGGCGGGGGCGGGGAGGCGCAGCGCACCGTCACCGAACGCGCCTACGCCCTGCTCGACGCCCTGGCGACCTACCTGCGCGAGACCGACCCCACCGTCGGCGGCACGGTGCGCAGCAACGCCGGGATCGTCTCCACGCTGCTCGTGGAGTTCGCCGACGAGGACGAGCTCGCCATGGGCCGCACGTCCGAGGTCACCGCCGTCATCGAAGCCCGCGCCCGACTCGTCTAGGAGCCCCCATGGCAACCGTCCGCCTGCGCAACACCAACCCGCTCGGCCGGGTCGACCTGCCCCTGATCGCCCGCGTGGGCGACGTCGAGGGCGAGGGGGTCGGCTGCCTGGAGCCCGGTGAGGTGTTCGAGGTCTCGGCCGAGGCTGCCGAGCGCCTGCTCGAGCAGCCCGACAACTACGCGCTCGTCGAGAGCGGGACCAAGCGCAAGACCGACACCACCCCCTCGGAGGGCTGATCCATGGCTGCACTGACCGACCTGTCGATCGGACTCGCCAACGAGACCACGTTCGGCACCTACGTGGCGCCGACGCGGTTCTACGAGTTCACCGACGAGGACTTCAGCTTCGAGCCGATCCGCGTCCAGGGCGAGGGCCTGCGGGTCGGTGGGATCCTGCCTCGCTCCGGGCGCCGGGTCACGACCCGCAAGCAGGCGGCCGGCTCGTTCACGGTGCCCTGCATCAGCAAGGGGATGGGCCTGCTCTGGCAGTCGATCTTCGGCACGTCCGCCTCGACGCTGGTGTCCGGCTCGACGTACCAGCAGAACCACACGCTGGCCGCCGGGCCCACGATCGTGAGCCGCACGATCCAGAAGGGCCTGGTCCGGGCCGACGGCACCGTCGACCCGTACTCCTTCCTCGGCTGCACGGTCGACGAGTGGGAGTTCGTCCTCGAGGACGAGCTCGCAACGCTGAGGACTACCTGGGACGCCCGGGACATGACCACGGCGCAGTCCTACGCCACGCCGTCCTACGTCACCACCCCGAACCTGTTCCACTTCGGGCACGCGGCGATCACCGTCGGCGGCTCCGTCACCGCGCCGACGACCACGACGCTCGCATCCGGCGGCACCGCCGTCACGAACGTGCGCTCGTTCAAGGTCGGCGGGAACCGGAAGATCAACAAGGAGCGCTTCAACTTCGGCAACTCCGGCCTGAAGAAGCAGCAGCTCGTCGGCGGCGGGGAGATCACCGGCGAGATCGTCGTCGAGTACGACGTCGCCACCTACCGTGACGCCTTCATCGCCGACACCGCGCTGCCGATCGTGCTCACGCTCACCAGCGAGGAGGCACTGTCCACCGGCTTCGCTCAGCTGCAGATCGTCCTGTCGGAGACCAAGTTCGACGGCGCCATCCCGGTGGCGAACAACGGCGAGCTCATCACCGTCGCGCACCCGTTCACCGTGCTCGACAACCTCACCGCCGCGCAGCCGATCTACGTCTGCCAGCGCACCGCCGACACCGCTCTCTGAGTCGATGCCTGGCAAGCGCGGGCGCGCGGAGCTCGAGGCCGACGCCACCGAGTTCTCGCGCGTGTTCCGGATGGCCAAGGAGTTCGACAAGGAGCTCGTCAAGCGGATCCGGCGCAACATCCGCGAGGCCGCGAAGCCCGCGGTGGCAGAGGTGAAGCGGGAGGTCCAGAAGACCCCCCGCAGTGGCGGCAAGCGCTCGGCCAAGGTGCGGGTGGTCAGGCGAGGCCAGGAGCGGACCACGAACCTCCGCGCCGCCCTGGCGGCCGGCACGTCGCTGCGGATCACCGCCCGCGCGAGGGGCGGCACGGTGACCATCACCACCGACGCGCGCCGACTCCCGCCCGATCGCGCGCCGATGGTGCGCGCCTACAACAAGCGCTCCTTCCGCCACCCGGTGTTCGGCGACACCGAGCGCTGGGTGGCACAGAAGGGCACCCCGTACTTCGGCCCGGTAATCCTCCGCCACGAGAAGTCCCTGCACGCGGCCGTCGAGGCCGCTCTGGCCGAGGCCATCGCCGAGGCCACCCGAAAGCGCTGACCACTGCACGACCCGACCACGAGAGGCCATCCATGAAGCTCGTCATCTCCGGAACCGAGTACGACGTCGGCAGCATCGGGAAGGCCTCCCTGGCCGACCTGGTGGCCCTGAAGGTGCAGACCGGCATGGGCCTCGGTGCCCTGCGCGAGGGGCTCGCCAACGCCCAGCGGCTCAAGTCCGGCGACGCCCTCGACGACGAGCAGGCGCTTATGGCGCTCGGTGCGCTGATCTTCCTGACCCGTCGCCGCGCCGGGGAGAAGGTCACCTTCGAGGAGGCCTGCTCCTTCCCGCTCGACGAGCTCGAGGTCCTCACCGAGGACGGCGACGACCTCGCCGTGGTGGACGACACCGAGGCGGGGCCGGACCCTCGGTCGCCGGGTTCCGCTCGGGCAGGTTCCAGCGGCGCTCGGGGGCAGGGCAAGGGCAAGTCGACGACGTCGAAGCGTCGGTCCTAGAGCACATCGTCTTCATCTCCCACTCGTCGAACTGGCCCGGGATCACCCCCATCAACGTCTGGTCGATGAGCCTCGACGAGTGGGAACTGTTCGTCGCCGCAGCCAAGTCCGAGCACGCCCGACGCCGTGAGGAGGCGCGCCGCCGATGAGCGAGTCCCGCCTGATCTTCTCGATCTTCGGCCGCGACGTGAACGCCTCGAAGACGTTCAAGGACGTGGGGGGCGCGGCAGGCAAGACCAAGCTCGCTCTCGAGAAGGCCTTCGTTCCGGCCACGGCCGCGCTCGGCGGGCTGGCCGCAGCGGCGTTCACCTTCGGGAAGGCTGCCGCCGAGGATGAGAAGCAGGCCGCGACCCTGGCCAACTCGCTGAAGAACCTCACCGGCGCGACCAGCGACCAGGTCGCCGGCGTCGAGGACTGGATCGCAGCCCAGGGCAAGGCGCTCGGAGTCGCCGACGAGCAGCTGCGCCCAGCGCTGTCCACCCTGGCGACCGCCACCAAGGACGTTGGCGAGGCCCAGAGGCTCGCATCGCTGGCGATGGACGTCGCCGCGGCCAAGGGCATCCCGCTCGAGCAGGCCGCCACGGGCATTGCGAAGGCCTACGCCGGGAACACGACCGCCCTGGGTCGACTGCTCCCTGGCATGGACAAGGCGATCCTCAAGTCCGGCGACTTCGAGAAGGTCCAGGGTGAACTCTCGAAGATGGTCGGGGGCGCGGCCGCCACCGCCGCCGACACCCAGGCCGGCAAGATGCAGCGCCTGGACGTCGCGGTCGGTGAGGCTCAGGAGTCGATCGGCGGGGCGCTGCTGCCCGTGTTCGATCTGCTCCTGCCGATCCTGCAGCGATCGGCGGAGTGGGTTCAGGAGAACACGGACCTGATCCAGAAGCTCGCGATCGGCGTGGGTGTCGTCGCGGGTGCGATCGTCGCGGCGAACGTGGCCATGAAGGCCTGGGCTGCGGCGCAGGTTCTCGTGTCGGGGTTGACGAAGGCGTGGACCGCGGCTCAGTGGTTGTTCAACGCTGCGATGAGCGCCAACCCGATCGGGCTCGTCGTCGTCGCCATCGCCGCTCTCGTCGCTGCGCTCGTGCTCGCGTGGAACAAGTCCGAGACGTTCCGGAAGATCGTCACCGCCGCGTGGGAGGGGATCAAGGCTGCGGCGTCCGCGGTCGCGTCGTGGTTCAGCGACACCCTCTGGCCGCTGCTCAAGCGCGTCATCGACTTCATCGCCGGCTACTACCGCTACCTGTGGAACACCTTCCGAGCCGTCGTCGGATGGATCGTCGAGAAGGGGCGCACGCTCGTCGCCTGGTTCACGAGCACGCTCTGGCCGGTCATCAAGCGCGTGATCGATCTCGTGGTCGGCTACTACCGGTTCCTGTGGACGACGTTCTCCAACGTCGTGCGTTGGGTGCTGGAGAAGGGCCGTTCGCTCGTCACCTGGTTCACCGAGCTGCCGGGGAAGATCAGCGGTGCCATCTCGGGCATGTGGGACGGGATGAAGACCGGCTTCCGCAACGCACTCAACGGGATCATCCGCGCCTGGAACGGCTTCAGCCTGACGTTCCCGTCGTTCGACGGCGACTGGAATGGGCCGCTGCCCGGCGGCCAGTTCACCGTCGGTGGGTGGACGCTCGACACCCCGAACCTCCCGATGCTCGCTGCGGGCGGCATCGTCCAGCGCCGCCGCGGCGGAACACTCGCCGTCGTCGGTGAGGGCCGCTACGACGAGGCCGTCGTGCCTCTGCCCAACGGGTGGCGACGCGGCGGGTTGGGCGGGAACGTCACCAACGTCTACGTGACCACCCCGCTCGGCACGCCCGACCAGATCGGGCGCGCAGTCGGAGCGGCGCTCGGAGACTCGTCCGGCCGCGGCACCATGCGTCGCATCGGCACGATCGGGGGCCTCCCCTACACCGGCGCGCGCGAAGCCTTCGGCATCTAGGAGGACGGAACCGTGGCCACCGGACTCCCCGACTACATCGCCGTCGAGATCGAGTTCACCCCCGGCGTCTGGACGGACGTCTCCGAGGATGTCGACGCGGTCGAGATCGCGGTCGGCCGCGCCGGCGCGACGGACACCGCGCAGCCCGGGACGCTCGCGTTCTCGCTGGACAACTCGGCCGGCACCTACACGCCCGACAACCCACTGTCGGCGTACTACCCCGACGTCGTGGAAGGCCGCGCCGTTCGCGTCGTCGTCACCATGGGCGTCCTCCAGGTCACCCGTTTCCGTGGCCGCATCGTCGCGCTCGAGCCGGACTTCCCCAGGGATCCCGCCGCATCGCGCACGCACGTGACGGCCGTGGACGGCCTGGGGGCCCTGGGGCGTCGCCGACTGCAGACGATGCTGCGTGAGCACTTCCTCGGGTCGGACAACGGCCTCGGAGTCACGTTCGCCGAGACGCTGGTCGACTACTTCCCGCTGACCGACCCGGACGGGTCGACGGCGGCGCTATCGGCGCTCCCCGGCGGTGGGCTGCGCAGGCTCACGCCGCAGGGCGGGGCTCCGTCGTGGGGCAACGCCACCGGCATCGCGTCGGACGGCTCGTCCAACGTCACGCTCGCCGCTGGCACCCGCCTGCGCGGGTCCGCCTCGGCGTTCGAGCTGGAGCAGGTCGGGATCTGGTTCTCGTGTCCGCCCGGGGCATACGGCACGGTGTGGAACGCCTCGGGCGTCGGCGGGACTGTCCGCGTCTCCGTCGGCTCCGACGGCTACCTGCGCCTCTATCGGGTGCTCTCGACCGGGGTTGTCGACCTGCCGGGAACGACGGCGCTGGGCACTAAGGTCGACGACGGCGGGGTCCACTACCTTCACTGGTACGACGGCGGCTTCCCCGCTCCGATCCACAGCCTCGACCTCGACGGCGTCAACATCTTCACAGACGTCCCGACTGAGTCCAGGCCCATCGTGTCGGCCTTCACAGTCGGCCCGCCGACAGTGGGTGAGATGTCGTTCGGCCATCTGTTCGTCGTCAAGCGGACGACGAACTCCATCCCCACGGCCGCGCTCGGCGTGGACGTGTACGGCATCGCCAAGCCGTCGGCTGGGACGCTGGACCAGGACGAACTGCTCGCCTACCTCTCCCAGTGGGTCGGCGTCACGGTCGACACTCAGTCGTCGTCGACCCGGACCATCACGGCGATCCCCACCGAGGGGATGTCCGCGCTCGACTTCGCGCAGATCATCGCGAACAACGAGACCGGGCGACTCTGGCACGACTACGAGACCGACGAGATCGTCCTCGAGTCCGCGGTCAACGCACACGAGTCGACTCCGAGCCTGACGGTTGACGCCGAGGACGACCTCGTGGGCGGCATCGAGATGGCCCGGACCGCTGCGCCTCTGGTCCGATCCGTGACCGTCCGCAACGGCGCTGTCGAGGTCACCGTCGATGACGCGACCACGGACACGGACGCAACCGCCGGCGTCGACGTCACCGCCGCGTCGCCCGTCGAGCTCGAAGCCATCGCCACGACCCGGATCGCGCTCGGCAAGTACCAGCGACTCCGGCCGGCCCGGTTCACCGTCGACCTCGCGACAGCGATCAACGACCTCTACGCGGACGTGTTCGGGCTCACCCCCGGCCGACGCGTGCGAATCAGCGGTCTCCCGCCGACCTACTTCGGCGTCACCCACATGGATGGGTACGTCGAGGGCTGGGTCGAGCGCGCCGGGATCGACGGCTATGCCGTCACGTTCGACCTCTCGGCCGCCGACGCTCCGCCCGCATCCCTGTTCGACACGGCACGGTTCGCGTTCGGCCCCGGCGTCGCCACCTGTTCCGCGATCGACGCCGACGACACGTCGGTGACCGTGACGTGGACGGGAACCTCGACGCTGTCCACGGACTCCGGCGACTACCCGATGGATCTGGACATCAACGGCGAACGGGTCACCGTCTCGACTGCGCCGTCCGGGTCCACGTCGCCGCAGACGCTCACCCTGTCAGCTCGTGGCGTCGCCCCGACTGTCGCCCGCGCCCACGAGTCCGGCGAGCCGGTCGAGGTGTGGGACGCGGGTCGGTTCACCGCACGTTCATCGTTCGCAGACGGAGGGGTTGGCTGATGGCTGTTCCGAGCCAGGAGACGGCCGCAGTCGGCCAGTTCATCGCGGCATCACTGTGGAACGACGACGTCCGCGACGCCGTCGACTTCCTCACCGACGTGCCGCGGTGCTCGATCTACCAGACGGCGACGACGAACATGGCGACGTCGGGCACGGCGGCGCTGATGCTGTTCGACACCGAGCAGTACGACTCGGACGGCATGCACTCGACGTCGTCGAACACGGGCCGGATCACGGCGACCACGGCAGGGCTCTACTCGGTGAGGTTCAACCTCGCTTTCGCTGCCAACGCGACCGGGATCCGCACGGCGTCGCTTCGGAAGAACGGCACCGAGGTGACGTTCGCGCGCACGCCTGCCACGTCGGCGGGCATCGCCGCATGTGGGGGCGCGTTCGACGTGTACCTCGCCGCCGGCGACTACCTCGAGCTGTGGGGCACGCAGACCTCTGGCGGCGCGCTCGCGTCGTCCGCCGGCGCGTCCGGTACGACGATGCAGGCACGCTGGGTGGCGGCCTCCTGATGTCGGACATGAACGACGCGCTCGCCGCGCAGATCCTCGCCGAGGTCCGCGCCGTCGGCGCGAAGGTGTCCGGCATCGAGATCACCGTCGCGCAGGCCGTCGAGCGGATCCAGCATCGCTCCGACCAGGTCGACGACCACGAGGATCGCATCCGCGCGCTGGAGTCCAGCGACAACGTGACGAAGGCCGACCTCGAAGCGTCGCAGCGAGAGCGCTCCCGGCGCACGGCGCTCGTCGTCTCGATCGTGCTGGCACTGGCCGTGCCGGTCGAGGCGTGGCTTCTCAGCCTCATCTTCAGCTGACCCGCCATACTCCGCGATCCGTTCGGGTCGCGGCTTCCGCACGCCCGCACGAAGGAGCACCCCATGACCAAGGCTCAGCTGCTCGACCTGCTCGAGCGCTCTGTCTGGACCTTCCTCCAGACCTTCGTCGCCGTCTTCGTCGCCTCAGGTGTCCTGGACTCGACCAACCTCGACGGCGCCGCGCTCAAGGCCGCCGCGATCGCCGCCGGCCTCGCCGCGCTCAAGGCCGTCATCGCCCAGCAGTTCGGCACCGGCACCGCGGCGACCCTGCCCGCTCGCGACGAGCCGGTCCTGCCCGCGGACGCGGACTACTTCGGCGACGGCGAGCACTGAGGTGAAGCCCGTCGACCTCGGTGGCGGGAGGCTCACCGACGCCCGCACCGCGAACATGCTTGCCGAGGCGCAGCGGATCGCAGGCTTCGACTTCCTCTACGCCCAGGGGTCCTACAACGGGACTGCCGTGTCGGCCTCCGCCGGCACCCACGCCGGCGGCGGTGTCGTCGACATCCGCACGATCCCGATGGGCCCGCGCGCGAAGAAGCTCGCCGCCGTGAAGGCTCTGCGGCAGGTCGGGTTCGCCGCCTGGATCCGCCCCTACGTCCCGGGCGTGTGGGGCGAGCACATCCATGCCGTGGCGATCCAGCCCGGCGGCAAGTACGACCAGGGCGTCCTCGCGGCCTCCGCGCGCCGCCAGGTGACGGCCTACTACGACGGCCGCGACGGGCTGGCCGGCAACCGCGTCGACCCGCACGCCGGGCTCGGTGTCGCGCCGATCACGTGGGAGGCCTACCGCAAGCCCAAGCCGGTCGTGTCCCTGTCCCGGCTCGGTCGCGGCAAGCCCGCCTCCGAGGACGTGAAGCGGGTCCAGCGCCACCTGCGCCGCTACGTCGCGCCGCGGCTGAAGGTGACGGGCCGCTGGGACCGTCCGACGCAGCGCGCCTGGGCCGCTGCGGTGGTCAAGTCCGGCGGCAAGCGCCGCCTGGAGCTGCTCCGCCACCTGGCCGACCTCTACGGCCAGGTCACCGCAGCGCCGTGACCGCCGACCCCTACGTCTGCCAGGTGTGCGGGCGATTCTGGCCCGTGCCGTCGCTGGCACGAGACTGCCGCCACGAGCCCCCGAGCCGAACCTGACCCCGCCCGAACGATGCCCCCGTCTGTCCGTAGCAGAGGCTGCGGGCGGGCGGGGGCTTTCGTCGTTGCCGGAGCCCGCACGACCCTCGACGTGTCGGCCACCACCGGTACCTTCAGCGTCATGCTGCTGAGCCTCATCAACTCCCCGGTCGACTGGGAGGCCCTCGCCACGATCGTGGCCCTGTCCGGCGTGGTGGCGTCCTTCGTCCTGACCCTGCGTGGGCAGAAGCTCGAGCGAGAGAACGCCGAGAACACGGCCTCGCGCGCGGAAGCGGCCGCCCGGCTCACGGAGGGTTACACCGCGCGCGTCGTGGATGCTCTCGAGGCGATGGCACGACAGGGCATAGGTGGCGCACCTATGGCCCCATCCGCTGTCCGATGGAGCCTGAGCCACCAGGCGGGTGACACCTACATCGTCGAGAACGTTGGGACCGCAGCGGCCACAAGCCTTGCCGTCTCCGCCGATGACACGCTTCCCCTGCTCGCCACGGGACCGCAGCCCGACCGCCTGGACCCTGGCGAGGCTCTGTCCTTCATGGCCGCGCCGTCACTGGCGACGTCGGACTTCACGATCACGGTCTCATGGATCACCGAGGGGGAGGATGCGCCGCGAGAGTGGCGCTACCCGCTGCCCTTCCCCTCACGTCGCTGACCTGGCCGGGGCCAGTCCTACTCGCAGACGATGCCGTCGTTGTCGCGGTCGTCGTACCACGCGTACTCGGCGTCGATGCCGCGGTAGTAGGGCCCGTAGCCCGCAGCCTTCGCAGCGGTGCAGGTGGCGAAGCGCGGGTCGAGGCCGGCACCACCCCCGCCACCCCCGCCGCCCCCGCCGCCACCACCGCCGCCAGTGGTCGAACCCAGGACGACAGTGGCGCGCGTGGGCACCGTCACCTTCTTGGCCCCGCAGGTCCCCGACAGGATCCGCGAGAGAGCGGTCTTCTCAGCCGAGTTGATCGTGAGCTTCCAGCGGTACTTCACCTGGACCCATGTGGTCGCGTACAGGCAGCGGTTCTTGGTGGGCAGCCACGCGGCGGGGTCCTTGTCGCCCTTCGACTGGTTGACGTTGTCCGTTACCGCGACGAGGCTCCCGCCGAAGGCGAGGTCGTTGGCGTAGCGCTTGCGGGTGTCGGCGTTCCACTTGCGCGCGCCCGACTCCCAGGCCTCCTTGAGGGGCACCATGTGATCGATGTCCACGTCGGAGGCGAGCGTCCAGGTCCGTCCGTCGTACCAGCTGACCCAACGGCCCTTGACGACGGCGCACCGCGAGGCGCTGGTGAACGAGGGTCGAACCTTCGACTCCGAGATCAGGACCTCGGCGCGAGCGTCCTGGCAGTCGCGATTGGCGTCGACCCAGTGCTGGAACTTCGAGCGTGCGTAGGTGCTGGACCCGGCCTCGGCGGCCACGGTCAACTTCGACAGCAGGTTCTTGGCCGTCGTCGTGGCTGCCTGAGCGGGCGCCGGCACGGCGGCGAGCCCCAGAGAGAGCATGGCGGTGGCAGCGGCAGCCGCCCAGAAGCGCTTCACGATGAGCCCCCTCATCCCCGTGCGCGAGGCCCCCGCCTGCGCACGACGCAACGTACCAGAGCGTCCCGGCAGGTCCCCCTCATGGCGCCTTGTCAAATAGCAAGGCATGTGATACGCTTGACCTTGTCAAACCAAAGGAGGTGATACAGAATGGCGAACGAGGTCAGGCAGATCGTCAAGGCCCTCGAGGATCAGGGATTCGACGTCGTCCCCACCAAGCGCGGGCACCTCCGCGTCTACAAGGACGGCGTCCTGCTCTCGACCCTCTCGGGGACACCAGGCGATCGTCGGGCGCTGCTCAACGGACTCGCGCCGCTCAAGAGGGCGGGCTTCCAGTGGCCGCCCCGCCGCTGACCCGACGGTGGGACGGGAGCGCTCGAATCGCTCCCGTCCCCCATCGGGTCACCTCAAGGATGCAACACCCCAGGGAGGACCACCAATGACCACCTCGTACAACGCCATCATCGAGTTCGACCTGCCCATGGAGCCCACCCGTGCCGAGCGCCTCCTGGACGAGATGGCCGCCTATCACCCCGCCACCGGTCGCAGCCTGACCGGCAACCTCGAGCTCACCATCACCATGCCCGGCGAGGACCTCGGTCAGGTGATGCGCACCACGGCCGCGCTGCTCGCCGAGTTGGACCTGCCGGCCATCCGTCTCGAGGTCATGCCCACCGTCGAGTTCGACCGGCGCTCGTGGGTCCAGCCGGTGCCCGAGCTGCTCAGCGTCACAGACGCGGCCAAGAGCCTCGGCGTTTCCCGCCAGGCCGTTCTTCAGCGCATCGAGGGCGGCCGGCTGGAGGCATCGCGCATCGGCAACTCGTGGGCCATCCCCAAGTCGGTGATCGAGCGCGACTTCATCGACATCCTGCGTGCGCCGGCCGAGATCAAGCCGCTCGAGGACGTCTCTATCGCCGCTCTGATCGACGTGAACGAGAAGTCCCGCGCGAAGCGGGCGGCCAAGGCCAAGAAGACGCGCACTCCCCGGTAGGCGACGGGGGAGACACCGGCCAGGGAGTGCGCGCTACGCGAACCTAGCGGCGCCGGCCCCGGAGGGCATCCCTGCCACAGTCCGAGGCCGACACCTGGCTCATCGACCCGCCGGGGCGCTTCGACTGAGCCCGGTCACCCGTTCGGAGCAGTGGCGCTCAGTCGTACCCTCGCGCCATGGACCCCAGGCCCTGCTACGTGCTCGAGGGCGGCCAGCGCTACCCCGGCCACGTGCTCGGCTGGTACCAGGAGGCCGGCGACTGGCGCGCGGTCGTGCGCTACGCCAGGCCTAGCCCCGAGGGGCACGTGCTCAACTACGAGCGGGTGTTGCCAGCCTCGGCGGTCGAGTCACGCGTCGCGTGACGTGCGCCCCTTTCGGCAGTCCTCATCGCGACACGTGGCCCTCACTCCCACGCGCCACCACTCCTCACCCAGGTGACCGGACTTGACCCACTCGAGGTCGGCCGGACCGCCACAACGGCCACACGGGCGCGTCTGACGCGTCCGCTCATGGCTTCGCACGTAGCCGGCCGCGCGGTACTCAGCCTCCGAGTTCATGTCCGCACCCTAGCCACGGACCGCGCGGCCGTCCGCTGCTCCCGCAGCCGCCGCAGCCGCTTCACCGTGACCGGTGAGTAGGCCCACGCCTCCGGCCGGTCGAGCAGGCCGTTGAGCAGCTGGTGGTAGCGCGTCGCCGAGAGCCCGAAGCGCTCCCGGATGGCCGCCTCGCGCGCGCCCGCGTACCGCCAGGTCGTGCCGGCGAAGTCGAGGACGTCGCGCTCGAGGTCGGAGAGGGGCATGTGGCTGAGGGTAGGGAGGGGGTCTGACTACGGCGTGTAGACGAACTCCAGGGGACCGGCCGGTCCGCCCGCGGTGACGAGCTTGACGGTCTCGACGTCGGCAGGCAGGGAGTGAAGTGCGAGCAAGGTCGCGCCGGGCTGGGTCCCTGACTCGATCTGACTCTCCGCCACCGCCTGCGCCGTCGCCACGCAGTCCTCACGCGCCTTCGAGTCGGGGGCGTCGACGTACCAGTCGCCGATCGTCGTCACGGCGTTGTCGGTGCTCACCTGGCGCCCGTCACCGGTCACCACCGTCGGCGCGGACACAGTCGCGGCCGAGCCAGACGCGTTCTCCACCTGGATCAGCACCCACACGACCGGGTCGCCCTTCATGGCCTTCCGGCACAACTCGGCTGCCTGCGTCGTCGCCGCGGCGGCCGCGAGGTCGAACGCCACCGAGACCTTCAGCCCAGCGGAGTCTGCGACCCACGGGCCGACCATGCCTCCGTCCGCGGGAGTGGCCGGTGCAGCGGGCGGACTGGGCGACTCGACTGCCGAAGTCGTGGGCGCGGCCGTCGTGGGCGAGGTGCTAGTCCCTGGCTCGCCGGCCGTCCCGCATCCGGCCAGAACGATCGACACTGCAACCGCCGCGATCATGACGCGCCGCATGGGGTCCCCCTCGTACTCGCCCCGGGTCGGCCGCTCGGCCAGGCAAATCCGACCGTACCGATCTGAGGGACGCGCCGCTAGGACTCGATCGCGGGGACCGCCTGCACCAGGCCGAGCGAGGCGGCGGCAGCGGACACCTCGAGGTGGTCGGGCGCCAGGTGCGAGTAGCGATCCACCGTCGTCTTGATCGACTCGTGGCCCAGGCGTCGCTGCACGACGTTCAGCGGGACGCCGGCCGCCACGAGCTGCGAGGCGTGGAAGTGCCTGAGGTCATGCGCACGTGGGCGCTTCGTCAGGCGCGGCGTGACCAGGTTCCCCTCTGCGTCACGGTCGGCGTTCAGGCGGTCGAGCGCTGGTCCCCACACGAGGTCGTGGAAGTTGTTGCCGCGCACTGGATTCCCCTGCACGCCGGAGAACAGCCAGGCATCCTGGCGCCGCCCCTCGACCAGTGGGCGGATGACTCCGACGACCTCTGGCGGGAGGGACACCGTCCGAACGCCGGCGCGAGTCTTCGGCGGCCCGAGCTCCATGCGCCCCGAGCCGGTGCGCTTCCACGCCTTCGTGACGTGAGCGACGGGGACGCGCGCGTCCAGGTCGACGTCGCCGACCCGGAGCGCGGTGGCTTCTCCCCAGCGCAGTCCAGTGCCCGCGAGGGTGATGACGAGCGGCTGGAAACGCGGGTCGATCTCGGCCACGAGCACGGCGAGTTCGCCGGGAGTGAGGATCACCATGTCGTGCACGGGTTCGGCCTGGCGGATGCGGATGCCCTTGGCCGGGTTGTTCGGGATGAGGTCGGCCTCGACGGCCGCGGCGAGGCCGGCGGAGACGAGGGCGTGGTAGTTGCGCTTCGTCTTCGTCGCGCCGGGCAGGTCGCGAAGCCACGCAGCCACGGCGTCGCGGGTGACGAGCGTGATGGGCAGGTCGCCGAGCGGTGTGCCGGCGACGCGGTTCTCGACCTGCGCGAGGTAGTCCTTGCGGGTGCCGTCGGTGATGCCGTCGAGGCGGGCGACGTAGTCGCGCAGGTGCTCGGCCACGGTGGGCACAGAGGCAGGGGTGGAGGCGTGCGCATCGACCAGGCGCAGCGCGTCAGCGGGCCCGAAGCGGTCGATGAGGTCGACGACCTTCACCGCGTCGTCGAGGGACGCGACGGTGATGGACCGTTGCCGCCCTTCGAGGCGGAACGCGACCTTGTAGGAGCCGCTGGGGCGCGGGTGGATGCTCGCCACGGGTCCTCCGAGTCGCTGGCGACCTTCCCGGATGTTGCCCGGGACTGTTGCCTAGCGTATCGGGTGGGGCCTGACATGGCCTCTGACCTGCGGTGATGTGGTGGAGGTGGCGGGAATCGAACCCGCGTCCTTCGTTGGCGATCGGGGCATTCTCCGGGCGCAGCCTGCTGTGTGTTTCTCGGCCCCGGCAGTCACGCAGGCAAGCTGCCGACGGGCTCAGTCACTGTGTGATGTCCTGTCGCACCCCGTGACCGGGTGCTTCAGTGAGTTCCCTAGCTGACGCCAGGATCCGGAGCGGGAACGCCCCCGGGCTGACGGACTTCGGGGCTCGCTCAGGCGGCGAGGGCGAAGTCAGTGCGCTGAGAATTGGCACTTGTATTTAGGTGCTGGATCGTTCACGAGATGACCAGCGTCCTCGGCCCGCTTCTCCCGTCACGACAGACGAAGTCGAAACCGATCACCCCCTGTGCAGTTGTGCGACCAGTGTACGGGTCCGCACCCCCTCACCGCGACGTCGATCGCCTCGGCCCCGTCGCGCCGACGCCGTACGCCGATTCCGCCATCAGCGCAATCGCCTGTGGATACAGGGTTCTCAGGCGTTCGGCGGGGGTTCCGCTGTCAGACCCCCTCCCTAGGTTGGACCCATGACCACGACGGCCGCACCCCCGGCGCAGACGGTCGCCGATGCGGCGGCCGCGCTGGAGCGGGCCGCTGCCCACCTCGCCGAGCTGGTCGCGCTCGGGGGGCTGAGCCGGCTGCACCCCTCGGCTGTCCCGGAGGTCGCGGCGACCGTCTTCCGCGCCGCGGACCGCGCCTCAGCGGTGGCCACCGTGGCGGCCGGGGTCGCCCACGCCAGCGCCACCCTGCCCCTGGGCCACACCTCGACCTCCCGCTGGCTGCAGGACGCCGTGGGGCTGTCCGCCGGCGAGGCCGCGGGCGTCGTCGCCCGCTCGAGCGAGCTCGCCCACCACTTCCCCACCACCGGGTCGGCCTGGCTCGCCGGCCGGGTCACCGGGGCCGAGGTCCGCGCGATCACGACCGGCATCGAGACCTCCCTGCGCACCGTCCCGGCGGTCGAGCGGCCTCAGCGGCGGGCCGAGGCGGAGGCGATCCTGCTGCCGCTGGCGGAGCGGGCCACCGTGTCCGACGTACGCCGGGCGGCCCGCCGGATCAAGCACCTCGTCGATCCCGAGGGGGCAGCGCAAGCCGTCCTCGACTCCTACGACGACCAGCGGCTGCGGCTGACCGAGTCCGGTCCCGGGTTCCTCGTCGACGGCTACCTCTCCGCCGAGACCGCGGCCGCGCTGCTCACCGCGCTCGACCAGACCATCGACTCCTGGCACCGCGCCGGCACGCTGCCCGAGCGCGACCGGGTCGAGGGCGACGGGCCGGTGGCCGACCGGGAGCGCCGACGCCGTCGTCCGCACCTGCTCGCGGTCGCCCTCGGCCACCTCGCCGTCCGCCTGCTCGACACCGGGGCGCTGGGCACCCGCCACGACGTACGCCCCCACATCACGCTCACCGTCGACGTCGAGCGCCTCTCCGCCGGCATCGGCGGCGACCTCGGGCTTCCCGGGCACGACGACCCGATCCCCCAGCCCGCGTC